CCCCCCAACTTACCCCCCAAGTCACCACACTTTGGTTAGAACCTGCACCTTGCGAAGTATGGTTTCGTCTTCTCTTCTTGCAATGAAAAAGTTAACATTAAAAATCATATAAAGTATCTCCGACCCTTCCAAAACTTCCATACAACGTATCCTCTGTCAATTCATTTTCGCGTAGTTGTTTAAAACTGGATGGAGCGAAGTCTCGCATTTGCATAAGTTCGGCCGGTGATTGAATACGTCCGGATTCCGGTTGGATGTCCTGGTAGAAGTTTTCGTTTTGGCCTTTATCATCGGCTCCGGTATTGGATATAAACTCCTCCAAAAAATCTTTGAATTGAATGGTGTCGTATATAAGTGGTAATTGCACCAACGACATAACAGTATCGTCGTGACCATAAATTGCCGCGTAGGTACCGTTTCCATTTTTATCACAGAAACACTTCAATTCGTTATAAAATATATGTGAGGTATTATGTATGTTACCTTTTGTATAGGCAGTACGGAATAATTTACAACCTAACTGTTTTGATTTGTGGGAAATATATACACCATACTTGAAGCGTGTGAGTGATTCATTATAATACTTAATGAAGTTATCCATTGTGAAGTTTTTGGTATATTTTACCTCGGCAAGTGATTTAAAATTACTCTTCCACAGGTCACCATTCATATTGGCCTCGAAGGAATAGAGGTACCTATTTTGGTTGCAATATAAATCTATAAAATGGGCGATCGAATTACAGCATTCCATATCATCCAGGATATTCGATCGGAAATACCCTACACATTCAAATTTAGGAGAACGATCTTCGGCTACACCTGTCAATTTGCTAATCCATACGTGGTGGTAATCCTCTCCAACACCTGTGGCTATATCGGTAGTGAATACCACATAATCCTTGCGGAGATCGAATGGGTCATAATCAGGTTTCCAATAAAAACAATCCGCATGATCTATACCGAGTATTTCCTTATTAACAAAATGCTCAATTTCACGTTGACGTGCTGTGAGGATTCGTTGTGGTATAAGGGAGTTGGTTGCCACGGCAAATTCACAACCATATTGCTCATTAAATGCTTCCTCTGAACCGAGATTGGCCACCTTGCGTCTATGCCATTCCTCGTCCCGCTTTTCCCAACAACGCTTTTCGGGGTTCCAGTCAGGTACTTGCCACCAGTTAATTGTATATGGCTTATAATCATTTTCACCATTCTCGGCAGCAACGAATAATCTACAAAATAGTTCCGGGCCATTTTGTGTGGAGGTAATCATAAGTTTAGCGTTGGCAGCATCGATGGTAGGAAAGATATTCATATAAAATGATTCCTGAATATTGGGGGCGATATGAGCGAACTCATCCAATAGTACGCAATGTAAGGTAAAACCAATAGCAGGTTCAGCAACGGTGGTTTCCGTTAATATACGGCATCCATTATCGAACACTACCTCATTCTCGTTCCATTTTTCCACACCAGGTTTGAGGAAGTAAGGTACTTCCAGGAATACCTGTTTTACCTTCGATAAAATTTCCTTTGCCGTTTTACCCTTGTTACCCAATACAATGGCATTCTTGTCGGTGTTGAATAATATATACCATAGCAGGAACATAGCGGAGGTGGTTGTATTATGTGATAAGATACCATTCGTATAATATCTATGATCTTTTGAGTCTATGGTAACATCACACATATTTATAGATATTGAAGACTTTACAATCGAATCCACTTTGACCGGTCCATCTTGTGTATAAATATAATCACCGGGATTAAAATCTTTTATATATTTTTCATTAAGATTTTCATCGAAACAGATATGAGTATCTGCGCAATCCATTTCAAATCTACCAGCCTTTATATTATATATGACAAATGGTTTAGTTTTATGGATTTTTGACACAGGTTGCCAACCACTATCGGTCATAACAAGCATCCCTTCAATATCGAACGTTTCAATGATTTTTTCATCACCCTTATCCGATAATATATGAAGTATAAAATATAATATTTTAATTATTAACCATACATTTTGAGCCTTTTTTGTCTGACCTGATAATTTATCAATAAATTTATAAAGGTTGTATTTAATTCTCCATTTAAAACCAGTTTCAAAACAGTTAAGAATTTCGTATAATGGAATCTCGTAAATGTCCTCATTTATACGATAATCCTCCCATTGTATTTTATTCAATGCCTGGCAACAACCATCTTTTACTTTGCAAACTATTCTGGATAAAGCAGTTACACATTTTCCGGATTGACGGGCAGCTCGTAGTATGGTTAATTGATTATGTAGGAGTAAATCCAGGTATTCCCATTGGTAATCACGTAATTGTATATTACGTAATCCTTTTGGTGTCATAAATTTGGCGTAATTTTCTATAAAATATGGGAGGTCGTTCTTACATTTTTTCCATTCCTCCACTTCATGTGCGGTTTTTACGAATACTATATCTGATTTGAGTAGCTTTACATTTTTCTCGTAAAATGGATTGGCTATCAATCGTTTACCTTTACCAAGAGCATTCACCGCACGTTCCAGGACGGCCGTCGACCATTGAATCGTCGAGTTACGTCCATCAGTAGTAGTTTCCTTTACAGGATTGAATGTTTGATATTGTGGTATTGATTTCGTTGTTTCCATAATTACTTATATAACTAATTTATTATATAATAAGGTCGGCAAGTCCAACCAAAAGAAAATGACAAAGTTTTATGAGATATCAATTGGTACGTACCTCTCCATACCTTGGTGGACAAATCAGGTGGGATATTCCTTTGGATTCGCATTATGAAAATGGTAAACATATACTTCGCACCAAAGGTCTCCACATAGTACCACTTAACGACGATATACCATTCCGCGAGGATAATTCGTGGGATTGCCTTAAATATGATCATTCGAAAAATATAAGCAACCTATACAGTCAAATAGGTGACGCGATGTTTTCCAGTGATGGTGAATACTCCACTATACACTGGCTCCATCAAGGTAATGACCTGTTGGATCCTTATTCCCATAAATATATTATGGGCGCAAGACGTATAAGATATCAACGTTATGGTAAGCAATTTGCATTCCTTTGTCCGTTATGGATATCGGAACAAACCGACCCATCCAGATTTTATTTCGTTATTTCGGTAAGGGTTGTAGGTGAGGAACGCGACCATATTGCCCGCACAATCATTCGTTTAGGAGACGATATATCCAATTATATGAAAAAATACCTGGATAAATCTGCCAAATATGTTAATCGAGATCCGGCACAATACACAGCCGAGCAGGAGCCATACCAGGGAGTTACAGATGACCTATTAAATATAAAATTTGATCCTGATTATGCCTATATAACTGGTATTAGTGTGGTTAATGGGTTACCAACCATAAAAAACGTGTCGTATATTATACCGGATATGGTTAATAAGGAACAACCCCTTATGGAGTTTGATAATATGTTGCTATCTCTATTTAGTTCTCAAAAAATGATAGCTCAACAATTGATTAACCTCAATTTTGTGTTTAACATAGAGGACATTTCGTATTACCTTAAAAAAGAATTGCTTGGTAAGCATATAACTGTGTCTATAAGAGTTGGGTATGCTGAAGACAATGATACAACCTATAATGAATCTTCGCTTATACCATTAAGGGATTTTTACACAGACTATAAAAATATTCCGGGATTCAGAACTGACATTAAGGAATATAGTTCGACTGATAATGTGTTTAAATACATGGGTGATAATAATATGCTAAACTATGTGCATGCCAATAAATTCACCCAACCAATTTTTCATTGGACTATGGTGGAAAACCCCGAGTACATATATAATTTTTATGACGGGTTTTCACCAGTATTTAAAGACGAACAAACTCAGGAATTATGCAGGACATGTGGCCATTATTATGAACAGGCTGATATATCGGCACCGGATCATACCCTATACAATAACGCCGCTTATTGGTGTAAATATATGGATCTAACGGATATCAATGAAAGTTATTTAGGGCAAAAGTTAAAATCCGACACAGATGATTATTCGGATTTTTCACCTTTTTCCAAATTGATCATCAATAGTGAAACAAATATTGCATATCTTAATAACAACCGTTATGACCTTAATAAAATGGCTCAGGGTGTGCGTGATGCATTTATGACATTGCAGGGGACTCAAGGAAAACATCCTACACTATATTTAGGAAATGGTATATCCAACAATCCTGATGCTGATTGGGGTGTACAGCAGGCAAATAGGGATAGATATTATTATCATTTACAAAACATTCCAATAGATTATGTATATGAGGAATACGACCAGGAAACACACCAAGGAGAACAGAGATATATAAGAACATCCCATGTGCAGGACGCTAATCTACCAACATATGCTCCAGACCCCGAAGGTGATTGGGTTCAAATGGATACCACCGGATACATACCTAATCCATGGGAGGATCCACAATATCCAGGGGTACAAGACACATATAATGCTATGAAATATCACTTGGATCACATTAAAATACCTGTACCTGGCGTAGAGGATACCCAATACGAAATTGATAATAGAAATGAAACACTAACAATAGCTGGATATTCATTACAGCAGGCTCCGACCGATATGAATAATCATGATATATCCTCATTATTGAGTTTGGCCCAGGGAGTTCAGGCATCGGCACAGGGATATTTTGAACAACAATATGCTACCCAAGGTCATTTACAAACAACCATATCCCAATATGATCAGGCTTATTTACAAATCATAAATGATGAGTACGAAGCTCTTAACCAAATTGATGAGTATTATGGTGAAGGACCTATTAGGTTTATGCGTCAAATGGTACAAGCTGTGGTAAGTGGTACAGATGAGGGTGGTGATTGGTCACCGGCCGATTATGATCAACCTTACTATGCAGTACAGGCCATAGAGTGGGTTGAGTCTTATTGTCAAAAAGCACCAAACACAGAAAATTATATACAAGGTGTGGAAATATCATCTCAATATATGGTCACCAGCGAAGGATTTACCCAAGGATTTACAAGTGAGCCATCTCTCGGACAAACTCCAGTTTCGTGGTGCATTGATGGGGAAACGAATGGTGCACCATTTATTTATCAACCAAATATGGTAGAAATCGATAACGAATGGCAAATTACTGGTTATACAAAATACGAATCCGAACCCCAAGCAACACCTGATTCACAAACCGGATATTACTATGTGGATGCAGATAATTATGTACAGCGGGTATATATGGGTAATCCATCAATACAACAGGAGGATGACTATTGGGTGGTATCCGGTACATTTGTAATGGAATCTCAACCAAATATTTTGAGAAAAGACCCGCAATGGTACCTGATTGATAATGATTTGGAACCACCAGCTCCATATATGGAGGATGACGAAATAGTATATTTCAACCAGGAACCAAGCATAAATATTCAACGGGATATTGATTGGAATATCCAAATACCTCAAAGTCAAATGCTGAGACTATTGAAATATTCCGAACTTTATGAGTTTAATAATTCCTCTATGGAACTTGAAAATTATAATATGGAGGATTATAGATATGAACAGGTTGTTCAATATATGAGTAATTATGTAAGTGGGATAGCTCCAGATATATATTCAGGTATAATTCTGCCAATAGATACATATTTTGAAACAGAAACAACATCTCATAATCTTGCAAGTTTAATAGCTTGGATGATGTCGGATACATACAATAGGCCGAACCCACCTGTGGCTCCACCATTAACATACCCAGGAGATGTATATTATGGTAACCAAATATTTACATCGTTAATGAGCATGGAATTATGTAGTGATAATATAATTTCAATAAGCCAAATGTTGAATGATGCAAGTGAAATGGTGGCGCAATATGAATTTTCTACGGATGATTTCAATACTCAAACCAGGGATATTTCAAGGATATTGGATGCTTGGGAGCGGGATGCATATGAATTGTGTGGTAATACAAGAGCAACCGGAGATGCCATAACTATAGCTACAGTAAATTATATTAATGGCCATTACAATGAGAATGATGATCCAGTATTCGACGATGGAAGGATAATTCTTTTGTTTATAAATTATAACATATCGAATGCTACGTATTACCAACTTGTTAATTTTATAACAGAAAAGGGACCAACCGGAATAAATTGGGTTCATACTGAGGGAATAAATCTCGAAGATGACCAGAAAAAGATTATAATGGATTTCCTTGTAAATCTTTATAAATGTTGGGTTGAACCTTATCGTATAACCTTTGATAAATCTGTTGCAATTGTCGGTGTAGATGATATGATCGATAATGAAAAACCGAGTGAGGTAAACGGGTGGTATATACCACAAAGCGATAGTTACGTATTGAGATATACAGGTAAACTTATACCATTATTTATCGATCCCCAATCCGAGACATTTGTGAATTATGTATACAGGTATAAACAGTGGCAGAATATTAATGATCCAAAGGTGCAAAAATATAACAAACAAATTGAATCCGGTCTTAATCCATTATTCCCATCCATAGGGTATTATTGTTTTGAGGAGCGAAAAGATTCATTGGAGGCTCCGAAGTGGTACGCTGGATATGGTGGAGTAAAAGAAGATACCCAAGAAAATGACCACGAACCTTGGGAATGGGAAATATTCTGGAAGAATGATAGTAAAATCATAGAATTACCTGAAGTATACCAGGATCATACCGAGCCAATGATTCCAGTAAATTATGACGAAGATATTGAGGAAAAGTATATGTGGGGTTTATTATATAAATACATCGCCGGAATCATGCAAGGCCATTCGAATTGGGTTACATCCGGAGAGAATGGTCCAGAATTAAACTTGTGGTTGAAACATAAGATGAAGGAGCTATATTCAATCCATTATGATTTTGAATATGCATCCGACGAAATACAAGAGGGAGATAATAATTTGAAAGTAATTTATTACGTTAATTTTAGATTGAGATAAAAAATATTAACATATGGATAGTTTCCTAACACCGATGAGAATACCGAGACTTGAGGATCCAACATTCCAGTCTCAATTTGATAATTTTTGTAGGGCAATACGCGATAATTTCGATAAGATTATTTCCGTGCAATTCACCAAAGGAGAGCGTGGTTCATCCATTATAAATAAAACAGCTCCAGTATTTGCTAATGATAAACTTACCAAACTTGGTGCCGCTTTTCTTAATGGTATTTTTATGCCGAATGAAATTAGCCAATTTGTTCCAAACATGTCGCAATCTGAAATAAAGATAAAGGTTGATTCATTGGCTCCACCATTAGTCCCGGGAGATGATCATAGCGCTATTAATTTTGGGGTTTTTAGAGAATTAAAACTCGATATATTCGTAGATACCGAAGGTGGCCATTGTTATATGAGTACCCCTTATATATTTATAGATAATCGTATCAATGATTTGAGAAATCTTTTCGAGGACGAACAATTTGAGGACGATACCATATACCGGACATTCAATGATTTTTCATGTTCCTTCATAGCTCATGCCAATTATTATGTCAATAACACTCCATCAACCGATAATGTTGAAGATTATGGAAATTGGGATTGGACCGGTGTAGTTAATCAAATAGTTCCTAAATTATATTTTGATAGCGAAATCAATGAATTTTGTTGGAAAGTAAACGGACAGGAAACACATATTACAGCCCAAGGTCTTAAAGGCGAACCCGGTACATCCTCATTATGTCATGTATGTAGAGGTGAATTGGAAGGTGTATATATAACTATAACCGAGGCACAATATATAAAAAATAGTGCGATTAATCCTGAACAACATTGGCATAGATATGGTAGTGATACCGGAGGTGATGAATATAATGCATACGATATCATCCAGGATAAGGATTTAGTATTGTGTTATTATGATGATCCAATAACTCCGGGTAATTCCAATGATGGTACAAGACGACGTGCGTTTTTAGGACAAGCTATAAAATTTAATCCAGATAATAAAAAATTATATCGCGGACAAAGAGATCCGAATGATCCTTGTGAGGATATATTTTACTCAATAGCTAACCAATCGCTCAAGAATTTACTATATACTATCGGTCCCTGGTCTGATGAACAACACCCAAGTGGACCAACTGAAAATGCCATTAGGGGATTGTTTATAAAGGGATACAACACATCGAATAATGACAATACACTCCATATGTTATATGCTTGGAGAGAAAACGAGGAGGATCCGGGAAAACTTCGTATAACTCCAGTAAATAGATCGGAAGCTTTAAATTGGAACAAAGACCCACTCACATACATATGCTCGCAACTTATAGATTTTATAATAGACTATAACATATACATTAATGGTAATGTTAACATTACACAGGAATTGAACGTTCAAGGCAACACTCAATTGCAGGGCAATATGGTGGTTCAAGGCAACACTCAATTGCAGGGCAATATGGTGGTTCAAGGCAACACTCAATTGCAGGACAATGTAGAGGTTCGAGGTAACACGGTAGTCCAAGGAAACACCACTGTGAATAATCTTACGGTACAGGGAGTATTTAATCAAACCGGCATTATAGGTACTTCATTAAGTATAGGTGGTGATTTTTTATATAGTGTTAATAACCAAACTCAAGGACAAGGACAACTGTCCCAAAGTTCATCTAAATTTGCAAGGGCTTGTGTGTCGCAAATTAATAATATCAAAACATATGTATCCGCTGTAAAATTAAGAAGTCAACAGGGACCTGGAGATAGACCAACGTCGGGGGATGGATCATTCCCAGATATACCTTTAGCGTGGACTAATTTCGGTCCAGGAGCAACCCATTTGGCTTATATAGGTATAACTTTTAACTTGAGATTGATAATAGGCTACGCTGGATACGGTGATTCCATTACCAAGAAAGATGCTTACCATAGAAAAATCGAATACAACCAGCAATCCCCATCTTCTCCAAATACTGGCTCTATTGATGAATGGCAAAATATGAATTTATATAATGCCAGGGAATACAATATACCTTGCTATATTTACAAACAGTTTAGTATAAAGGGCGAGCATGAGCAAGTTACTGGTGAAAATAATACCCAAACCTACAAAGATACTACAAAAATATGGGATAATAATGCTAATGCGTGGACGGATGATTTATACGTATTATTTTCACAGCAGGCTGACCCCATAATATTTGAAGGTATTCAATTTACCCCAAAAATTTGTTTCAATGTATTACTTACATCAAAGACCATTGATTCACCGGATCAGGCCGATCCGAATGCACCCGAGAACGACACAGAAACAGATGAAACTACTCCATATAGAAATTTCAAATTGGGTGTCATATTTTATCAGGGAGTTGTGGAAACTGCCCCAAACCGTGGATTTTATATGAATTTGAATAGTGGTTTAAATAGTGAAAATCAAATTACAAATTCAAACATGCCATGTTTGTATTCCACAATAAACATAACTTTTGATTGGATAAACAAGTCATATATCGATAAATTTGTAACCATATTCCCGTATCAAATATGTGAATCGGCAAAGATACCGGTACCATTTTCGTCTGCTCCACTTAATTACATGATAACTAACCAACAAAACTTATATCTCGGAGTACAGGGTAATAATAGTTTAACTGATGTTGATTTGAGAAAAAGTTATTATAAACGTTATGTGAAGGAAGTAGCACTACCACGAATGTGTGCAATAGCAGCTGGTATATTGGAAATGAATACTTATAAGACTTCGGGGTCTACTGATTTAGATATTATATATACCTATACAAATGAATATAATGAAACAGTAGCCAGACCTCAAAAATATATATCGTTTTTTATAAACCGAAAAGCAAAATACCATCCGGATAGAAACATATTATCAATAGATTGTATCAATGATTCGTTTGATGTTCATCGTATTTTCAAATTCAATAACAATATGGAGGTACTTGATGGTAACGCTAATGTATATAGTAAATCATTGGTAAATGAAGATCCACACATACAGATGATACAAAGAATGATAGATGCTGACCAACCGATAGTTGGTATGACATCACAAACCGGTGCTTCAATTCAACATTGGAATGATAATGATATATTCGTTGTTAGATATGTATAAGGATAAAATGGAACAAATATAAAAAAATATTATTTGAAAGTATGCCATTTACAAGTGTTGTAGCATATCGGCCTGAAATGCTTACCGGAGCCAGTGGGGATATAAATGGAAATAATCCAGGCAGAGCATCCTATTCAAGGGAAATTAATTCAGTATCATATACCAAATCGGATGATACATTGCATTTGCTATGTCCATCGGTTTTAATAATTGGTGAAAATATATTGGATGCAGATGATGAAACTCAAGATATATCATTCCAAGCACAGCATCGCACTCAAAATAATACATTCACCAATATCATCGATCCGACTATAATAAGGATAGATGAGAATAGATTTGATACATTAGTTGGCACTATGGAGTTCGTTGATCGTGGAGCGTTGGTAAACGACAAGATAAGCGCAACCGATTGGGGCAATGCTCGAAATTTTTATTCTTCCCAAAATCCAGGAGATACCCAAGAAAATTTTAATGTACGGGCAAAATATCGCATACCACTATCTATGAAAATATATCCAAAGGCTTTTGTTTGGAGGTATTTGGCTAATGGTAACCCCATTGCATTAGTTCCGGATATATCAACTGAGTTTGAACATAAGATGTGGAGGGGTGGTATATTTACTGATTTATCACAAAATTGTAACGCTTAACTTATTATATATATTGATATGAGGAGGAATCCTCGCATAAGAAATAAACAACATAAATGTTATGCAAGTGTATAAGGTTTTGGCCGGTCTCGATTTTTCCGGTAAAATTTTTGAAGCCAAGGCACAGACAGCTCTTGGTAATGAGTTAATTAATAAATATCGTACGTTCGTAGTGGCCAATCCTACCACATGCGCAACAGTAAATTCATTCCTTCGTGAAGCTCGTGGTTTGTCCTACGATTCAGGTATCCAGGCATTAGTTGAATCTCTTGCAGAGACCATAAATGATAATAAATATGGATGGGCTATAGCAAGTGTATGTGAAAATATCGCCAATGGTAAATCCGGTCGTGGTAATTACCTCCAACTCCGTGCCCTCGAACAGGTACAGCCAATGCTTGAAATGAAGGAAGACGAAATCGTTTCCTATATTAAATCGGGCGCCCTTAAGAACGTTATGTACGTTGAGGCTTTCCGCAATATAGCAAAGTCGATCTATCGTGAACAACCTATCGTTGAATACAGCGAAGACTTTAAGGTAGTTCACCCAATTTCATTGGTGGAACAGGTTGAGGATAGTTATTACTTCCACGCAGCGGGCCGTATCTTCCGTACCAACACAGAAGGTATATTTGAAGCAGATCGCCGTGATGTATCCAATGATTTCCTCACCGTTGCTTCTCTCCTGGAAAGTGGTACCTTGAAATATGCAGACGATACCCTTTCGATGGAAATCGCTAATCGTACATATAAGGTATACGAAGACAATGGTGAAGTAAAGGCTTCCATCACTATTAACGATAAGGTTTCGGTTTATACAATCGACCAACTTCGTGAAAACAACAATTATTTCGTAATGTCTGCGCCGGCTAATTTGAAGGCTCAACGCGCAGTTTTACTCGAATCCTTTGCAAAGGTATTTGAAAACTTCAACAAAATTGCTATTCTAAACAACGTATCAATTATCTCCAACCAGAATGATCGTTTCGTACTTATAGAAAACAATGGAAATGCCTACGCAAAACTACTCCAATCTAACCATAGTCAATTGTGGGAAGTTAAAAACGATATTGCAAAAGTATGTGAATCTGTTAAGAAATTTACACGTCTCGATGTTAGTAAACTTTACACCGAATCTATCAACAATGCCGTAGCTGCAACGAAGGAAAAAGAAGGACAACAAATTAAAGAAAATCTTGAAAACGAAGCAATCGAAGAACGTAGACAGCGTATAGCATTACTTACCGAACAATTCAAGAACGATCCAATCCGCTTAAAAATGTTGGCATCAATCGCAGCAGATCTTAACGAGATTAAATAAGTACTAATTATGCAACTTTAGAAGGCTCCAAAATTTGGGGCCTTTTTTTATTACCTATTTATTTAGTGTATAACAAAGGATCTTATTCTCCATATATATTTGTATGGGTAAGATAAGATCCTTGATTATACGCGGAATTTTCCGGCTTATTTGGTATGTTTCGTTACCGGTATCATCCACACTCATGCTCGGATAGCTCCAAAATGTTATTTTAATCTTATGGGTCAGGATATCGGTATGCACCTCAACAACTCGTTGTATGCATGCCAAGCATCAATTGCTGCAATCTCTGCCTGTCTGTGAACTTCCTCCTTGCAAAAAATCGGTATTAAACTGCTTCGTTAACCTAATTTTTTTAACTTTTTATGCTTCGAAATATAGATTTTCATATCATTTATTTCCTGCTCTGCAAGGCTATTCGTTAGGGTGCTTATATAAACATTCCAGGAGTTAAGTGATTCGATTATATGTGTGAAATTATCTTCAAAACCGTGTGTATAAAAGTATGGGGTAATATCAAGCCATTGGGTACCACCTTCATAATTTATCCGGCGCAACATAATTTGGTTAGTGTTTGGATTATCCAGACCTCCCAATTCCTCCCTGTATGGTCCAAACTTGCAATAATCAAATGGATCCAATAGTAGGTCCGACCAGCAACTCCGGCCACTATACCACCCAACACGAAGGTTCGGTTTGATTTCCTTTACCTTACGAGCCAATTCAAGCAACCTTTGGGTATCATTATCACCACCCATAAAGCCCACACAGGTTATGTGGCGACCATATTTTTTTATCAGGCTTTCCAATACCTCATCGGTAAGGGCTTCACCAGGATCACGACCTTCCCATAGCCACGGTGAATGGCAACCAGGACATTTATGTGGGCAACATGTAAGGTTTATTGCCAAAGTGGTCTCCCCTGGAAATTCCTGGAAGACCACACTGTAATTAGAATATCTGATCATCGTTAGTTATTTCTTTGCTTATCGTTTTGGAACTGACCATTGTAGGTGTTTTCAACTTTATTGGAGTTATGGACTATTACCTGAGCCAACCTTGCCCCTTGTTCGATAATCATTGGCTCTTCCACTTTAAGGAATGCACCCATATGTTCAGTTTCGAATCCGGCATCGAATAATCCACTACGAATTTCACCACCGCAACGAACTACGCTGGAACGGGTCTTGAACTCCATACAACAATCGTTAGGCATCTTGCACCCTTCCTTAAATTGTACCTCGTAATATCCTGGTTCCAATCTCCAACCAAGTATATTGGTGTCTAAAACTTCAGGCACCCAATTATGTGATTTTGGAAGGATTGTTTTATGAAATTCTGGTACATGTCCTATATCGGAATCCCTTTCGTTTTTAACCCATTTCATTGAACCATCCATTTCGGCATAATGCCCGAATCTACTGATGGATTCTACTCGTACATCGATTCCTTGTTGTTGGATATATTCCTCTTTGAAGCCCTGGATTATACCTCTTTCTGCAATTTCTTTTCCTGTTAACATAACAATATTATTTTTTAGTTTTTTTCTTATTTTCTTTCTTGGCGCACCTGAACCATTCCTTATCGATTGGTTTGATCACAGCCAAAATATGTTTCCTAAATTTTTCACGTTCCTGTGGGGTAAGTTTGGCACCTTCGATTGCCGCTGCCGAATTAAATTCGCCTGCTATATCGGCTAATTTATTTCGAGTATTTATTAACCATTTACTCAATAAATCCATTTTGCTAAATTTTATATGTTAATATATTGAACATTTCCTTGCTTTTAGAACAGGCTCATTTGAATACTACCATCAATATTCATTATTGGTAGGTTAGCACTTGACAATATACGATTGATAGGATCCAACACGAACTTCTTATACATTCTCCTGCGATCCACCGGAGCATACTTGTCGGCCCATTTTGGATACTTGGTTCCTTCGTAAGCAAAGTAGATATCACCCTTCTTTTCACTGGAACCTTTCACCGTATAGTATTTCAATTTACCTCCATAAATCGGTTCACTACCAAGGTGGTGTACATTATTCAACCAATTATACATTGCCAATGCCTTAATACCAAAGGTGGTTGCCGGTGCGGTTTTAAATCCTTCCGGATCGGTATCGGTTATTATCTTTTGCATATAACCATTTATTTTACGATTGGCACTAATATCATCAATATTCGCCTGCTGGAAATCGTTAAGGAATTTTTGGGACATAATATTCAATTCCTGTGTGAGGTACTTACCATCATATTCCAACATAAACCTTACCATTTCCTTGAGTTGTTTACGGGCGATTGTTGGGTATTCGGATTTGATAATTTCCAGACCTTTAATCTTGATTGGGAGGTCATCCATATCGTAATATTTACCCTCCGACCAAAGAAGTATTTGAGCATAACGCTTTTTAGTTTCGTGTAACCAAATACCTCGCTTATTCACAGACTCGAGTTCGAAATCCTCTAAATCAGCGGTTTCCGGTCTAACATTACGTGATAGGAAATATTCGTGGAGATGTTCCTTATTATGCTTATCCAAAAATTCTGTGTTGATTTTGAGGATGATTTTAAGTTTATCCTCCAGAGTTAATTTTTCAGAACCCTCGATTGTATCGATCAGATCCTTATATGAAAGGTATAATGAATCGGTATTATGAACCAAAATATCGTTTGCTATAAATGTATGACTTTCATCATTCATTTCTATATCGTAAACAATCTCTTCATTGAACAACCCTATACATTCACAGGATTCTATTTCATCAAGTATATATTCCATGATTTAATATATAAAAAGTTTATAATTTTTTGGACCAACTCACTGTTAAAATCTTATCAGTAGATTTTATATCCTGAGGCTTGACTACCAATTGAACTCCATCCCTAAAAACAACCATTGAATGATCATTTGTGACAATTATTTCCTTTCCGGTTTTTGTGCGGATTTTCCATGCAGATTTTGTTACTTTATGGGCGATAATATCTTTAACTGGGTGATACCCAATTTTTTCATCCTTGTAGTTAAGGATTTTATAAGGACAGTTAATGTGTTCACTACCTTGATTATCGATAGCCTTTATTCCATACATTTTTTTACATGTCTCGTATAAATCCTCAATGGTTATTACTCCTTCTACTCCATCCAATTCAACATTAACTAAAGAACAACCATCTATACTATCACCATACACACATGTTACTAACGAATTATCATGTGAATTTCTAATTATTGCTTTAATATCCTCTGCGGATTTCAACTTAATACCAAGGTCATCCTGTATCTTTTTAAGGTCTGGATTTGTCTGCCAAGCATCTCTCCAGAAATCATTGAGGTGACGTTCCATATGATGAGTGAGGTTACGTCCTTCACCGGTAATATCATTTGCCAATGCAATATTGAACCAATAGAATGCCTGATGGGAAGTACCACCATATATACTATTCATCATAAGTTTGATAGCTTGTTCCAGGTTCGCAAGGTAGGTTATTTCCGTTTTGATTATTCTTCGAATAGCAGTTAAATCATCCGGATTCCTATTAACCAGGTCCTCACCACAGGTAAATGCATATCCCATACTTTTCAGGTGGTCAATCTCATCCTGATCATATTTATTTAGGATCGAATGGTTAAGTTCCTGAATACCCAAACCTGGATGGTCCTTATAACAACGTAGGATATGGTCGATATCGTTAATTATATGGGCATCCAATTTCTTGGACAGGTATTTACTATGTGAACGTTCAATACGAAGGTTATTCCATACGTTCTTCAAGGTGTAATCCTTATCATTTTTATAAACGTGGCCATTAACCGAAACGAAATAATTTTTATCCTTACGGTAAGGTGCAAGTTTCTCTTCGTCCAGGAATTGACCCACAAACTCACCATACTCCGGTTTATTGATTGACCCCTTATTCTTCCAAACATTGGCGCATACCACAATATATCCTTCCATATCCCTGTAGTAAGGTGCGAGTTTCTCCTCATCATAGAAGGCACCAATATAATTTTCAAAACTAATATTCGTCACTATACCAGTTGTTGGATACAGGCCTGAAAAGTCATTACAACACACTAATTCCCACAAACCAGCCACAGGCATCTTTACGTATGCCCCGGTTAACCTACCACGTTCCACACGTTCCTTATCCTGCCACACAATTTTGATATTTTTGCTGCGGAAATATTTAAAGATTAAGGATTCGGTAAGTGCTATCTTCGAAAAACATTTACCGATACGTTCCTTTGCATATAGCGAATACATATAAATGTGGTCCATTGATTTGAATTTCTTATCGTTTAACTGGACCAGGATACTATCGATCAAGTTGTAAAATACATACTTACGATAATCATTGACATATAATTGTTCGAGGTTTCCGTCATATTCCAACTTGTTTGCTCCAAGTACTTCGTGTGAAATATAATCCAGGTTCATTGATTCCTTTATAGGTAACACTTGCGTATCCTCCGTGGCAATTACATCCATCATATCCAATATTAAGGTATGCACCGGATGAGGTATCTTAATAGTATCACCCTTCATATTGGTGAATTGCTCGTACCTGGTTGTGTGGGTGATGGATGCATTCCTGATCGAAAGATTTGGATAGAAATTACGAATACGGCTCGTAATATAGCACCAGTCGTATCCAATCGAGTTCCAACCGGCAAGGATTGGTACCTTCGCTACGACGTTTTCCAGGAAGAAACGGAGCATTTTTTCCTCCGTATCGAAATACAAATATCTAAACTCCGGTTTCTTTAAATCCAGAGTTTTGTAAAATGGAATGCTATCGAGATAATTATAAAATTGTTCCTTAATCCATTCGATATCCTCGTCGGATAATGGTTTATCACCCATAACCACACTGTTCATATTTGGAGACACCAGTGATATGGTATGGATTGGTTCGTCTGCAACTGTTGGGTCGGTGAAATCACCTAAACCAATTTCTCCGTGAGGTCCTGACTTCAACTTTGTTTCAATATCGAACGTATATAATTTTGGGAAAACCTTACCATCCATTTGTTGTTGGATAGACGAATCCAAATTATATATGAACTCCTTGATATCGAACTTGCTTGGTTTATAGGTATACTTCACGTCGGCTTTTGCACCATCCCAGGTATTGAACCTTCCATTCGGTGTGTAGTAATAGGTTAGGAATTTTTGGATGTTATCGAAATGCTTGATTTCCTTATTACCATCTGGTTTGATAAAGGATATACTAAATTGTTTTTTATCCCTATTGTAATCGTAATCAAGTATCATAATTATAGTTTACATTTTACAGGTTAATATATAGGAAATACACAACAGTTTAAATTGCCAAACTGATAAGAAATTACGCGTGGTCACCTTATTATTTTTATAGTTATAAACAATATATCTTCTATGGGTCAACGATTACAAATGAATATTAGCAAGGACGATAAAACGTTCCGTTACCTTATCGATGTTGATGATACTGTAAGTACCACCAAAGGAGCTTACGGTGTGGATATATTGAATGAGAACGGCATTATCCAAATTCTTAACCAAACCAGGAAACTCAACAACGTTGTTCGTGATGTAAATACCTGGAAAATATATAACATAATACGTGACAACTATTATATACCAAATTCCGTGGTACAAAAAAAAGTTAGGTTGTATATTCCAACGTATTCGATTGAACGTCTGTATGATGATAAGTTTGCGGACGGAGTTGACTTATCTGGATTGCGTTACATTGTCACTGCATATACTTATATAAATGGATACGAGGTGATCGTAGGTAGCTATATGTTCTCTCCCGGAGACACTGTTGCTTCCTCAAAGGTATTCAATTATAAAGGTAACGAATATCGTTCAATGATCGAATTTAATATTATCGATCCGGCTGTGTTGACATATTCGGATGATTGGGCTTCGTTTAGGCAGGATGTGTGCAAGGAACCAGCAGGTACCAATAACACAGGTTCCGTACTTAATTTTGATTTACACATCGTATCCAAATTCGATAACAGTTGGATAGAATCCATTGAATTCAAGGGTTGCTCCAATGGATTAGCATTCAGGAGATATACCAACGACATTATGCATTCCTCCTTAACCTTTGATAATGGAGCCACAATGGAGTTACTATTTAATGACGAATATGCCAACGACCTTTGGACCTATATGCAGGAAACTTATAGTATAGAAGGAGGATGCGTTATGGCTTACGAATTACTTATAAGGGATAAGGACAACGTATACCTCGCACCACCAGTTGCTATACATGTGATTAGTGATCCCTGGACGAATCGTTGGCAAATCAATACAGAAGGTGGTGATTTAATATATAGCAGGGACGGGTCGGATATACACCAAACGAGAAGTAAGCGAGTTGTGGAAAATAACAGGATTCATCCTGACATACCTGAACCACCTCACCACAAATTTACACGCCAGGATTTTCTCCAGGATACGACTCTTGATTGGAATTGGTATAAGGATGGACTCGTACTCCAGGGCTGCATATACCTTTTTAAACCAGATGTGGATTATTCTGATTTTGAAGCGCTTATGGAAGAGGAAGTGCCTATAATGGAGTTTTTAACCAATGAAATACCAATTACCAAGGAAATTTTCAAATTCCTTTTACCTCTTGAAAATGAAATTGGTTTGGAAAAAATTAACTTTGATCACATAGATATGCAGGAATATAATGTACATGTAGTAAATAAAATACATAAGGAGGTAATCAATATTAGCCGTCCGGATGATTACAAGGCAAATATTCTTAAACCAGTATTTATTCGTTCGGTGGATTTGAAAAATATTACCATCCATCCTGAAGTTACGGAAAACATAAGTTTCAACCTGAATCGCTACAAATCGGTGGTGGATTTATTCTATATTCGCATAGAAGGTGTGGATTTTATAGAATCAGGCCGCACAGATTCCACAATAGTATTTAGGATTGATGGTTCAAGACTTCCTAATGAAACCACAGAAGGCAAATTTTTTATATTAAACGAAAATTTCGAGGTAATAACTTCCGGTAATTATATATACGAATAATGATAGACCTTTGTAATACAATGGACGCTGTGATTTTAGAGAATGATATAGACCTTGTTCTCCAGCAAATAGAAATCCTATTTGATACAAGTCCCGGTGATGTGCTTGGTGATTATAGATTTGGCACCAGGTTCGAGGATTATTTATTTGATATATCACTCGGAAATCACGCAGTGGCTTCACAAATATCCTCCATTATACGAAACAATGTAGATTTGATGGGGTGGGACCTTACAGTTGAGGTTGATTTTTTGGCAGGTTCCCAAAACGATATCCTTATGTTTAGGGTAACATTAAGTAAGGATGGAGATGCTTATAGTAAGATATATAGTGTCACTCAAGGCGATGTTTCGAAATACACCAAATTATTACCAGTAGCATAAAAATTTTGTAGGATTATGAAACTTTTTTCACTTTTACAATTAAAATATAACGAATTTACCAGTGCTGTACAAAACTACCTTGCCAAGGCGCTTGGTAATGTTTCGTTCCGTAATTCGAGTAGTTCCATATTCGGTCAAATTATAAACGTGGTTCAGGCAACCACACAAAATATATTATCCTATATAGAGGATAGTCTTACCGAACAAAATAAATATACGGCAACTCGTAAGCGTTCCATATATAATCTCGCTTCAATATCCGGATATCAACCACATATGGGTTCGGCGACAACGGCAACCATATCATTGGCATTTAAACCGAATAATGCAGTGGTTGGTGATGTAATTTTACCAAATCGTACTAAATTTTCTTGTTCACAAAATGGTTGTACATTTAACCTGATTCTCCCACAGGAAGCCATTGTACTTTCTCCACGTATGGATAATAGTACGAAATTCCTTACCGTTGTGGAAGGTAAATTCGAAAGCCAAACCTTTATGGCAACCGGTGGAGAATTATATACCATTAACGTACCATTCTCCGGAGATTGCGATATTGAATATTTAGAGGTGGAAGTTAACAATGAAAAATGGGAGCGTCGTGAATCCTTATACGACCTCGATCCGGAAGCTAAACAATATTTTGTTCGCACAGCCTTAAAGAAGGGTGTCGATTTGATATTTGGTAACGGACAGTATGGTAAGGCACTTCACGACCAGGATAATGTAAAAGTAACATACCTATTACATAGTGGTGAGTATGGTAATATAAATTCCAATGAACCCGTTTCGTTTGAGTTCTCCTCATCCCTTCGCGATGTACTTGGTGGTGACGTGGATGGTAACTCGATGTTTAGTGTTCAAGTGTATGGTAAGGAATTTATAAGGAGCGGTTCCTTTTCGGAAGATACCAACCAGGTACGCGAAATGATTGGCCTTAATAGTCGTTCGCTTGTATTGGCCGATCCTAAAAATTATTCGTTGGCACTTAACAGGTTCTCCTTTGTAGGATATAACCGCACCTGGTCCGAGCCTGGTTCATTGGTAATCAACAGCTTGGTACTGGCCAATTTTAAAACAAAGCTTGCCGATGGCCTGGATTATTTCAATTTAACTGAGCGTGATTTTTACCTCTCCGACGACCAAAAACAATCTATAATTAACTCCATACGTAACTCCGGTCAACAACTTGCCGGTGCTGTTTATAATATATTCGATGCCGAGGTATGTAAGTATGCCATTTATGTTTATGTTAAACTCAAATCGGAATCAGCAGATACCCAATATATTACCAACCAAATCCGTAAATTATTGGGTGGTTTCTTCGCCGATATAAAATCCGATATTTTCATACCTAAATCTGATATAACGAAGCTATTAAAGGATAATATCGATGAAATTGATGGAGTTAACATATATTTCCTATCGGATCGCAATGAACAGGCCTTAAAGAACCATAAATATATTGATAAGCAATATAATTATAACCCATCGAAAGGTACATACGATATAAAGGAAACACTTGTTTATTTATATGGTAACGAAAATCCAAACCTTGGGCTTGATTCTCACGGAAATATTTACCTGGATAATACCGATCAATTCCCGGTGCTTATGGGTGGCTGGTCATTTATATCATCTGCAGCTGGTGAACGCACAGAGATGGCGACCGTGATCGATCCGGTAACAATTATATATGAATAAGGAATTATGATAGAATTTGTAGACCTCAAAACTGGAAATCTTTTCCATATAAAATCGGGAGACCCTTACACATTTTGGTTCGAGGATGGACAATCCTTAAACCTAAATTATGTTAAGAAAATATGTTTCATTTCTAATGAGGCCTCCGCATATGTGGAACTAAACTCCCCAGTATTTTCCATACTTAAACTCAACCAGGATATACCGAGGTTTAACGAAACCAATGGAGAGATAATAAATGCCAAACGCTATATTGATTTGGATCTTTTGAAAACCAATCAATATCTAATGACTGGCTATGCATACACTCTTCCTGGAACTATGGATACCGTGTATATTTATATGTTGTATATTATGGGTTCATCGAAGGATTCCGGCGAAATTCGCGATAAATTTAAGATAAATGGAGAAGAATTTGAGGTAGGTGCCGATTTTTATGCACCTAACGAAATACTTAAATCGAACCTTGAAAATTTTGATATATCCTTACCGGAAGCTATTCAAAAGGCTATATTCGACGTGGACGTTCACGAGGAATCCAATGATAATATTACACTTAACCGCAAATATAAGGAACTCCTGATGAACTATTGGGATATAGTTGCCAATAAAGGCTCATATAATAGCCTTTTGAATAGTCTTGCGTGGTTCGAATGGGGTGACCTGGTTAGGATCGAGGAGGTATGGAAACGCCACGGACGTCGTATTGAAAATTATTTCCATACCGAACTAAACCGTGAAATTGATAAGGAGTTTTTGTTGCAACTCGCACATAATTCAAAGACCACATATATAGGTCTTTATATAGCTCTTTCCAAAATAACCAGGAATAAGGATGGTCAATTAGAATATTGTGATGCTATCGGTGGCAGTTCTCCAATTACCGGTTACGAAACAGGAAGTGCCGTACATAATACTTTCCAACAGGATGAAGATACCATAAACGAAATGGGATGGGAGATATCCCGTGTGGGGCAGACTCCACATCAAACTCCCCAACAACCTGCACCAGTTCCTGGACAAATAACTGAACATATTTCTGTACCCGCTGGAAGAAATAGGGATGTTATGGTTTATAACGAGCCTAACCCTAATCTTGAACTCGTTTCAACAAAATGGAATTTACTTGAATTGTGCCTTAAAATGACACTTTTGGGTAACTTTTACTCCACATACTTTATGCCTATACATATGGACTTGATCCATTCAACGATAGAGCATTGGGTATTCGCATATGCACAAAAACTCCTTAATACCACAGGTACCGAACATATTCGCACCAAATCATATGGTAATACCTTTGGTTTGAAATACGATAAGGAATGTAAGATAAAGCATGTGGAGAATAGGGCCTATTCAAATACCTTATTTAAAGGCCGTGGTGATGTGTTTGGGTATAATCAAGATTATAACAAATTAGAGCCAGTAAATCAACCAAGCGATTTTAACCCATTACGTTACTTTTATGGGGGAGCCGCCGGTGTGATAAATTTCCAGGCATCGATCCCTGCAATTGACGAGAATGATATAATATATAAACAACGTATCACCTGGTACTCCGATACCGGATGCATCGGTAGTATGTATGCGAACATAGACCCGGATAATTATGATCCGTGGTTTGATGTGCGTATGGAACCAACCTTATGGTTTGTACGTGATAAATACCCAGATTATAGGCCCGGTAAATTTATATGTAGAGAACCAGCATTGTATGAAAGAAGTACAAGACAACATACATATGGTCATACCGGACCAGATAGCAACCCAATACAACATAATGTGGACCAGGGTGAATGGTTCGATTCGGAACGTTGCGAAGTGGAACCAGGTATCTATATGTATCCTGTTGATTCTCATACCCTTAATAATCATGATTGGATAAGGCTGGGGATTTATGAAAATAAATTATGGCCTATCGATCCAAATAACCCGTCGTTATATCCGGATATGTGGAATGATGAAGGTATAATTCATTTGGAAGGAGAAAATTACACTTCCTATCCTAACAACGACACTTACGAATACCGCTGGATGCACAATTTCGAATTTGCCCTTGGCTTCCGTAAGGCCGGTCATTATTTCGTGACATTTGAATTTACCCTTACCTCTGGTGCAACCTATACAAGAACTGCCGAGGTGGATGTGGTGAATAACGTATCGAACCATATTAAATTATGGAGTGTCAAACCAAGAAGCGAAAATGAGCGCGATGCTTTGGAACCATTCAAAATCGAACCACTCCTAAATGCATTCCAAATTCGTACCAGGTTACCTCACGAGGAAAGCCAGTTAGAAACCCAAACCACACCGGTTGGGGATATACATTACGAGTATGACTTATATAAGGATTACCAGGAGCATAGTATATTTATCCAACGCACAGCAAACACACCACTCGATTTGAATCACACAGTTATATTCGATATACCATTATACGAATATATAACAGTAACCTGCACAGACGATGAGGAAGAACAGGTTACAACGAATATATACTCCAATAATTTGGAGGAGGGTTTGGCCGAATTTGATGGGTATTTATGGATTACCTCACAGGTTAATAACAAGATACGTTGTATAGGTATATCCAGGAAATTCCAAACCGAACCGGATTTCAACCATCGCATAATATCGTTGGAGCCAGGTACCATAGGGTCACCAAGGTGGCAGGTATTATTGAATCCGGTATCCAGGAAATACGAACCTGTAATCGAGTGGCGTTTCCAACCATTTATGTTCAAGTTGGAACCTTTTGAAAACTGGACACCAGAAGGTGGACCAAATTATATAAAGGCTACAGACATAATTTACGCAGAACCTTGTCTTAAATTTAGTTTGGATACGGAAGCAAGCAACTGGAAATTTATCAATATATCAACCAATGAGGTATATGAATCGGATTTGTTTGAAAATAACCAATACTCACCAACCGGTAATTATGGTTATAGACAATCACGTGTACCAATCGCAGGAGGTATGCAATCAACCTTTGTATTACCTTATACGGAGGCACACCTAAATCCAGGATATTACTCAATCGAACTTCATTATACCAAGGGTGGTGTACACCAGGTATGTAAATATGATTCTGCGTTTATTATTGGAAAATAGTATTATTTAATTATGGAAGAAGTTTTGGAACAATTTTGGAACTCCATTGATGTGGTATATGTGTTGATGTGTAATCTCATCACCTACCTAATTATTACATGTTTCTCAAACGGTAAGGAAATGTCTACCGGAGCCAAGCGCGTTATAAGCACCATTGTTGCGATAGGTACAGGATATGTATTTGTTACCCAATTAGGTCATCCACAGGAAATGATTTTTTATGGATTTTTCGTACAATTCCTAATGTATGACTATATCATAAAATGGTTCTTCAGGAAAATAGGTGAAGAGCCTAAACAAACCAAAAAATCATCCAAAAAGAAAAAGACCACAAAAAAGACCGTCAAGAAAACGACCAAACCTAAAACTCAAAATAAGGATGAATAAACAAAAGATCTCCTGATCCCTTATAAATTATCCAAGGAACAGGAGATCCTTTGTTATACGCAGGATTTTCGCGCAAATTTTTGATTTTACTGCAAGGAGTCCACCTCCCCAATTTCAATCAGGTAAGCATCGGCCTTTGGCTTCCACTCATTCGCTATTCTTAACACCTTTGAAATATAGTCCGGATCTTCGGCGTATATGTTACCAATTTTTTCGAGGTACTTATCAAGTGTAGGTTTTTCACCCTTAAATATCCACAGGTCCCACATATGTCTATCTAAGATCGAATGATACCAATTCATATAAATACCGTATCCTTTATAATTTACACCAGGAATTTGTAGATTGGAACGTGATTTAGGTCCTTCACCACACTTCTTCATACCAAATCCATTTTTAGCATTCTCTCCAACATCGGAACCGAACGTCCTGGATTCCAGTATCAATTGTGCCATAATAATTTCCGGATACCACGCACCACACTCACACACGAACCTAAATATGGTATCTTGTTCCTCCGGCACAGCATCCTTAAAGGTTGCGTACTTACCTACCAGATATTCGGTGCCAAGAATCGACATGCTCAAGTCGGTGGTTTTTTCGTACACTTCAATTTCCTCACGGAGTTGTTCGTTTTCCGCCCATAGGAGAATTATAAGGATTGGAATAAATATTGCACAAATATACTTCTTCCCACATCGATACTTCTTCCCACATCGCTTAACCTGTACAATTTCACCTGGTTCATAATCACCAACGAATGTGAGAGATTCTGAATTAAATACCCTACAAGGAAAATCAAATGAGTTTAAAATCTTCATTACCAACATTTTTTTTGTTAATACTATTAAAGTCGAAGAAAAATTAGTCTTCGATTTCAAGGTCTCCAAATTCATCCATTTCTTCCAAGACATACTCGTAAAGGGTCTTGGCAAGTCTCATTTCGCGGTCGCTATCCGGCTCGTAATTGTCCTCGTTGGCACTGTCGGCCCATACCTTCTTCTGGAACTCCTGCGTGGTCATACACTCCTCTTTGGCAATCTGATCCAGTTCATCCATACAACAGCAACCACAGAGAGGATTGTATTGCTCACCATCAAAGATACCGATTTTGTCTTCCTCCCTGTGAGAGGTCTTGGAAAGAGTCAAGGGGATGGTATCTCCATTCTTGGTGGGAAGTTCCACCGTTGAGCTGATTTCCCAAGTGCCGTAGTAGCACCACTTTACCCTTACATTTCTCGCGATTTCATTAATGATATCATATCGTCTCATCTTCTTAAGTTTTAAATGTTCTACATATTTATATAAAGGAAATGGTCAAAAACTTAACAAAGTTTTTAAATAATTAAACCAAGAAATCCATGTTACCTTTAGTTGCATGGATGAATTGGTTTCTATAAAATATCTATATTGATCCCTGATTTTTTATATATT